GGTGTTTGATTGTCCTGCCTTAGCCACGCCAGCCGGATAGGTAGCGGGGCCGTTGCTGTTGCCAGCGCCGTCCGCTGCTGTGACCTTGAACCACCCGGACAGACCACTGTCCTTCTTCCACGGGTTACTCAGGGCCGTAAAGACGTCCACCACGTCCGCGTTCGTACCGCTACTGTCATCCGCTTGCCACAGCCAGAATGCAGCGAACCCTCGATCAAGGTGTGCCGGTGTGCTGATGGTCGCGCCACTCTGTGCGTTTCGGCTATCCGCGTCGGCGGGAACGTTGACGAGGATGCCGCGCTGGATACTGGTAAAGGTGACGTCCGCCGGATCCGGGTACGGCGGGGCAAGGTCATCATCCTCCCACACCCACTCGGAGAGCAGCCCTTCCGATCCGACAGCGGCGACTCCAATGAAGTTGCCCGATCCTTTCGATGCTGGCACACTGATCACCGTCGCCGGCGTATCTGCAACCTGCGTGGCACCGGCAGAGAGGACTTGGGCAAGGGTGAACGAGGCGGTCAGTGCGGCGGTAAACCGCACGGCGATATAGCGTTTCACGTCGCTCCTTGGTTCTCCGTTGGCATCGGTGATCACCGCGTCCCAGTTTGCTTGCAGATCGGTTCCGAGTTGCTCAACAGTCAAGTTGTCGACCGCCGCTGGTGGTACTGGTTGTTCCCAGGTCGTGATGCCGACGACATCTGACCACGGACCGGCCTGACCGCTGGCGTTCACAAAGGCAACCCGGATCTCATAATCCGTGGCTGGTCGCAAATCGCCGGGGGCCACCGACGCGCTCAGGAGCGTGATGGGGCTGTTATGGTCGTGACTGGCCGCCGTCGTGCCTTCCAGCCCGCGCCCCGACGCTGAAGCCACGAACCCCTGGCCGAGCGTCGCATCGTCCACGCCGTTATGGGCAACGACGGTCAGTGTGTATTGCCCTGGCGTGACCGTCGTGGACGCGATCGCAAGAAAGATTTCGCTTTCGATCTGCCAGTAGGCGGGTTGGTCGATCAGCATCTCATTGATGCGGTCCAGCGCCGTCACGAAGGTGATCGCTGTGGTTGAGGCCGTGATCGACCCGGAACTGTAGCCGTAGAGCGTCGAGGCCGGATTGATCGGCCAGTCGGTAAATTGTGCGGGCCATTCGGTGTCACCCAGCTCACGGCCCTGGACGCGGATCGCCTTGGCGCGTTGCTGGTAGGCGCTGTAGCTGCCCAGGACGATCGACCGGACATACAGGTACACCCGTGCTTTGACCGCAGCGCCCGGATCGGCGATGGCATTCGGGTTGTCAGCAGTGGCGGTGTTGCTCTCGGTGTAGACACCACCAAAGGACGCGCCGGGAACGACGGGCTTGGCCATCAGTGCAACGACCGGCTCGCCGAAGCTGATCCGAGGACTTGCCAGCACATCGACGATCTTCCAGGTCGCGTCGATGATCCCGCCCTGGCGCTCGACCCGGACCGTCATGCCGGGATAGGTCGGCGTGCCTTTGCCGGCCAGGAGCTGCGCTTCGACGCCGCGTTCGTCGTCAAAATCGACGATCGCCATTGCCGGCTGACCGTCCTGCGGGACGACCGATCGGACGACGCCGACCTTGGTGTACGCGCCGTTGACGACCGCCGATCGCACCTGTTGTGGCAGCTTGGCGAGGGTGTAGCTGACTGGCAGGCTCATGTCGTCTTCCACCGCTCGACGCTGACCGTACAGACCAGGATGCCGCTCCGGTATTGCTTTTCAACGCCAAGCACCAGGCAATCCACCCCGTCGAACAGGACGGCGGCTTCGTCCATTGGCACGTCCAGGCGCACAATGTCGCCCGGTTCGATCAACGCGCCGACCTGTCCACACCGGATCGTCAATCGCCACCCACCGTTCGCCTGGGCAAAAATCGATCGGGCCCAGGCGTTCGCCGCCTGCACCGACGATGCCCGCTTGTTCTTGATGGAGACGCCGTTGACGCCCAACTGGGTCGGATGCGCCGGGTAGCTGACCGCGTAGTTTTCGAGCGCCGTGTCATTCGTCGCTTCCAGTGTGACCTGCGACACGCGGAACTGCTCACGTTCTTCGGCTTCGAGTTGATCCCAGACCGCCTCCGGCCCCAGCCGCACGACGCTCCGATTCGTCACCTTCCGCCCGTACACCCGTGGGTCTTCCATGACGGTGACGATGCCGAGCGGACCATCGCTGACGATCAGGCCGGTGCGAGCGCACCATTCTTCGACGGCTTCCCACCAGGATCCTGACGAGATTTTGGCACCCCGGACCGCTGGACCACCGCCGCCGGTGCGCCGGTTGGGCGGATAGCCGGCAAGACGGATCATCTCCAGCGCCACCACGCCGGCGTTCATCTCGCGCCCTCGTTTCTGGGCGCGGCTGCCAGCCTGTTCCGGCGGGTCGAAGATGACGGCGTAGGGCACGATTTCGTTGATCTTCACCCGCCCGCCATCACTCATCCGGCGCGCCAGAATGGCAATCTCGGTAATCGGCGGCTGGTTGCCCTCGCCGTCGGACAGCGCAAAGTAGGTCCGATCGGACGCCAGACCATTGACGACGGCGAGATCGTCCCAGTCGGGGTTCTGCCCGGAACCCAGGTACGTCGTCGGGTCGTTGGCGTTCGGACGTCGACTCACCCGGATGATGCAATCTTCCAGCCGCGATGCCGCGCTTTGCAGGACCAGCGTCGTGCCCGGCGGCAAATAGCGATCCGGGGCACTGCGACTGTAGATCCGTCCGTGCAGCTCGTCGCCGACCGCTGCGGTGTATTGCACCGTAAAGGTCGGGCTGTCCGCCGGGTAGTACTCGTAGGCGACCTCGCCCCAGGCGAATCCCGGCGGCGGCGTGAGCGGCATCCCCGCCTGCGAGACGGTGGCTTGCAGATCCGCACCATCTACCGGCATCAGGTCGCCACCAGGCACCAGGCGTATTTTCCCGTCGGTGCGGCTGGTATCTTCCAGCACCGTCACAACCGCCTGACGCTGGAAGCGCCGAATATCGAGACCGGCAGCGCGATAGGTATTGCGCCCTTCGAGTCGTTTGGCCCGGTTCTGCTTTTGCCAGTGCGCCGGGTTGGTGTCGTAGATGTAGGTCAGGGTGGTGCCGGGAGGGTAATCCGGCCCGTCGCCTGGATCATAGAACGGCGGCGAGCTGCTGTAATGGTATTTCTGCACGCCGTAAAAGGTCGAATCATCGCGCCAGTCGTACCGGAAGTCGTAGCCTTGGTTGGTGCGGATCCGTTCGCCGGCGCGGAGCGTGCCGGGGTAGGGCAGCGCCGTACCGGCCGCGACACTGATCCGCAGGAGCGGGTTGCCGTCATCGTCGAGCGTGGCAGTATCGTCCGATTCGACCGTCGCCGCCGTGAACTCGGCCAATTTGAGCCGAACCACGACCATTGTGGACGATGGCTCACGGTTGCCCACCGGGCGGCCTTGCACAACCTCCCAATCCTTGGCCGTTGCGCCGTCCATCTGGATAAAGCTGAACGGGCCGTCGCCGGCGTTGCCCAGCCCTTGATAGACGCCGCCGCCCATCGCGTTGCGCCGGCGAATGGCGTGCAGGAGGGGGATACCGTCCGGCTCGACCGTCACCCAATCGATGGTGAAGCTGCCGGAGTAGCCATCACTGCCACGATAGCCCCAGACCCGGTGTGCGTCGACCCCGTCGTAGTTCTGGTCGACGAGCGACTCGTCACCTTTCTGGAGGTAGAACGGCTGTGGATTGTTGGCGTTTCCCCATGCCACGAAGTCGCGCCATTTGTCGGCTAGAACGCCCTGGCGGAGACCGGTGCCGGCGGGCAGGGTGCGCTGTCCGTCCGGGTTGACCTTCTTACAGCCGGTAAAGGTGTTGCCGGACTTGGCGGCGTAGTAAATGCGCGTCTGGTCGTAGCCTGACTGCGGGATGAGATGGCCTGACGCCGCAAACCCTGCGATCGATGCCGAGCACTCCAGTTCGCCAGTCGAATCGATCCGGTCGCCGCCAGTGGCAACAAAGCTTTCGGGCGGGCTGTAGAGCGTGTAGTTCGGCACGAACCGGATCCCGCCTCTGGATGATTCCCGGAGGGCCACCCAACCGCCGGCGCGATTGAGGCTGAATGCCCCGCCGATGCCGCGATGCAGGCGGGACGGATCCAGCCCCGGCATCCAGCCGTCACAGCTGCCCCACTCGACAATGACGGTCCCTTCGGGGACGGTGTTCTGCGCCTCGAACGCCTTCCGGTTCCGGCACAGGATGGCGGTCGTGTTCCGCTTGAGCGGTATTGTCTCGTCGGATCCGTTCTTGGATCCGAGATACAGGCGGCAGCCTTCCGTCTCCAGCGCCAATGTGCCGATATTAACTTCCCCCCAGGTGTCTGGATCCTGGCTCGCCTGAATCGTGGTCGTGATGTATTTGCCGTAGGTCGGGGATTCCGGATCCTCGTCAAGTTTGGTCTGAATGTCGTCGGTGAAGGCCGGACCTGAGGGGTTTGGTCCCATGTTGACGATCTCGATATAGTGATCGTCCTGCTGGTTGACCCCGACGCCGGCGAGACAGACCGTCTGGATCTTGATGCCATAGCCGCTCGCGTCGGTCGGAATACCACCCACACCGGCACGGTTATCCATCGGGTTCCCGCCGACTTCCCCCGGATACCAGGGCAAGGCCGGTAATGTCGTGGGCGCGTCGCGGCTCACGTACGGCGTCCACTTGTCGCCGTCGTAGAGGTGCTCCGGTCCAAATCCCTGTGCGCCGGCGATGTAGCCCTCATAGGGTTCGAGGAGTGGGTTTTCCAGGTGCGGGGAGGCGTCGACGGTGTACGGGATGACGATGTTGCCGATCTGCTGCGGCACTGTCGGGATGATGCCGAGCAGCTTGGCTTCACAGCCGGCGTCGGCGCTCCAGGTCGTGTAGCCGGGGAAGCCGATCGGGCGGACCGGGTTGAGGTAGCCGAGGAAGATCGGGATCCAGTTCGACCACGTGCGGTAGATGCTGTTCCAGTAGCGTGCCTCGATGTAGACCGCCGCATATTGCCGGTGGATCAGGCTGTTCCAGTTGACACCCTCGATTGTCGCGGTGTGGACGATACTGCTGCCTTGCAGCTCCGCGGCTAGGGTGACACTTACCCCGTCATCGGTCAGTTCACGCCACTGAGACGCGGCGCTGCCGGCAGGGATGGGACCGGACGGGCCACCAATGCGGGCGACGTAGAGAAGGGTCGTGGTGTCACTGGTCCGTAGGTAGGTAAACCAGTGATTGACGATCGATCCGTCGCTCTTCGTTTCGATGAGGTTGACCGCGCCATTGACCGGCAGGAAGGCGGACACGTCGTCCAGGATGAGGAACTCATCGCCTTCCACGTAGTCGACCGCCAGTTCAGCGGCGGCACTGGTGGTCATCGGGTCGCCCATCCTCATGGCGGCGTTCTGGACGAATCCGGGTGGCCCGCCGATGTAGGCGCGGTATTCGGTGATTTCGTGGTTCGCGTCGTTGGGGGCCGGCGGCGGCAGGAAAGGAGCCATTACGCCTTCTTTGCGGCCTTCAGGGCTTTGGTCACTGCGGTGTCGATCCGGTCCTGAATGGCTCGCTCGGCATCTGCCTGTTGTTTTGCTGCTGCTTCGTCGGCTTCGGCCTGACGCACGAGCCGTTCAGCGTCCTCGTCGGCGGCGCGCTGCCGGCGATTGCGGTACGCCGGGTGGGATCGGTAGAGTGCAATCACTGCGGCGGGATCTTTGGGGATCGCATCAACGTCCGGATCGGTGTCCAGGACGCGCTTTGCCTCATCGACCAGGACATTGGTGGTGTAGTTGATCCGCCCTTCGACGGCATCCTTCACCCATTGTTCGATGTCGAGCAGCTCATGTTCGAGTATCTTGACCTGCTCATCGTTCAATGTGATCTTGATAGTCTTTGCCATTGTCTCTCCTACCCAACCCGCCAGCCGGCGAATGAGCTAGTCCCAGACCCGCCGACGAAGCTGGCGTTATCTGAGCCAGATCCGCTAATGGTCAACGCGACTTTGGCGGTATCGCTCGCGGCAAGTGATGCAATCACGGCGATGGCCGCTGACGTGATACCGCTGCTGGTATGGCGGCTGCCGTAGGGGTTAAGGTCGTATCGGAAGCTCTGTCCGGTGGTGACGATCTGCACTGATCCCTGCGTGCCTGACGAGTTGCCGGCGACCATGCTGACATGGGCCACCAGCAGATACTTGCCCGCAGCGGGTGCAGTAAAGATGCCACCCGACACGTTGGCATTGCTGACGACCGCAGAATCAAAGGGGCAGGTATACACCGTGCCATTGCCGGTGACATTATTGACTGTCGCCGACCGCAAGTAAGAGAAAAGCGGTCCGGAGAGCTTGTCCGGCGTGATGGCCGCGCTGGACGACACGTCGTTATTGACAATCGTCGCCGCACTGATCACCGACGACACGGCTTTCAGCACGCCGGTCAGACCGGAACCAAGCAGGAGGTTATTGCTGGCATCGGTGCCGATCAAGGTCAGGTCGGCGCTGTTGGCCGCGTTCCTGGCTTTAATGAGTTGATTATTCGCCAGCCGGATCAGACCGCTCGACGCCGGGTTGGTGCCGAGTTTCAGCAGCGTAAGGATCAACTCGTCGATCGTCACATCGTCGAAGGTCGCATCATCGGCGGTGATGTCGTCCACCGAGATGTCGCCGCCGCCCGTGATCGACACATTGCCACCCACCGACAGCCCGCCGGACAATGTGGCAAGGCCGGTCACCCCCAGGGTCGACGCCAGAGTCGCCGCGCCGGTGACACCAAGCGTGCCGCCGATACTGCCGTTGCCGGACACTGCCGCCGACGCGGCGGCCAATGCGCCGGCAAGGGTGAGCGCGACGCCCTGGCTGTCGGGGTGCAAGATGCGAGCGCCGCCGTTGCCAAGGTCGGGGTAACTGCCCAGAAACTTCGTCATGCCGGGAAGCCCAGGATCTGGCCGCTGACCGTCGCCGTCGCGCCGGACGCGTTGCTGATGACGACGGCGAAAAATTGGCCGAGAAAGGTTGAGTTGCGAATCTCGACCGGCTCATTCGCCGCCGGCGTCACTGCTTCTGAGGTCGTCTTGTTCGCCAGCAGGGTACTGAGTCGCCCGAACTTCATGGTGTAGGTCACCACCCGATCGGCGATCAGGTGACCGGCAATGGCCTTGTAGCTGAGGATGTCGAACGGCCCGATGGTCAGGCTATTGCCGGTCGTGATCGTCTGGTCAGCTACATCGTCGATCACGACGGTCGGCTGTGGCACGGTATTGATGCTGCCACCGTCACCGACCACCACCGGCACCGGATCGCCGGCGTCGTCCTCAGCGTAGAGCTTGACGAAAACGGCCCCACGGCCATTGACGTCAACGACGTCGGCACCGACCTCAAGCGGATCGAGGACGACATCGCGCCCGGTCGTCATCACTGGTATCGTGTCAACCATCGTTCACATCCTTGGTCATGGGGTCAGTACGCTGTCACGCGAATACACGACCTTGCGCAGTTCCATCGTCACGCCGAGGCGGATCGTCTCACCCTGCTGCCCCTGAGCTTTAGGCGCGACCGCCTTACAGGTGAAGTCGTGCCATTCCATCGTGCTGGTCAGGGTTTCCGGGTCTTCGGCCTTGGCGCGGACGTACACATCGAGCGACCGGTTGACACTGCCGGACAGCACCTTCAACGCCGACCACTGAGCTTCTTCGAGCCAATCCCAGGCCAGCAGTAGTCGTTGGTAGCCGCCGAACTTCGGGGTATCGGCCAGACTGATCCCGATCTGGGCGGGTCCGTCCCAGTGGGTCTTCGGCTCCAGCGCGAACGGGGTATCGAGGCCGGCTAGCGAGGTCGCGATGCTGAATGCAAATGCCATCAGTACGTCCCTGCCAGTACCCGGCTGAGGTCACTCACTTGCTTGCGGCGGTGTTGCTCCAACATGGCTTCCTGCTCGGCACGGGACAACCCGGAGCCGTTGATCGTGGTGCTCATGTCGAAGGAATTGCCGCCCGTCACCGCCGACGCGCCGGAGAGGTGGGCATTCGGGATCACGGTCTCGCCGCCCCGGAACTTCATCAACTCCGGCCCGTTTTCACCCACGGTATGCCAGCCAGGGGTCGCGTAGGGCGTCCCGCCGGCGTACCCAGCGATCCCGTTCCCCTGCTGGATCTGGTTGAACCGGTTCTGGAACGTGCCGAGTGCGCCGCCGAAGTCGCCACTGGCCACCTGGCCGACAATCGTTGCGAGTGTCTGGAAGTTCTTGATCATGGTTTCGAGCGACGGCACGACATAGGCCTGCCAGAACTTGACCAGTTCGTCGAACGCGCCTTTGGCGGCGGCGACCGCGAGCGGGATGTTTTCTTGCAGCCACGTCCCCAACTGGCCCAGCAATGGCGACGCAGTTCCTTCCCAGAACTCGGTGAGGGTGGTTTTGATGCCCAGGAAGTCGTTTTCCCAGGCAGTACGGAGCACAGCGACGGCGAGGGTAATGCCGGCAAAGACCGCGATCACCGGCCAGAGCGCGACCACCAGCGACGCAATCGCCGGAATGAGGACGGATGCGAGCAGGATACCTACGGCTATCGCCACGTCCTGCCAGGAGACGAACTGGCTGACCGCATCAGCGATCGGCCCCAGGACGCCACCGATCGCCGCACCAACGCCCATGATGAAGGTCGCCACATCGGATCCGACCAGGCCGACCAGCGCGGCTTTGACCCGTTCCGCGCCTTCGGCGGAGCCGGTGAGCACGCCGAACAATCCGATCAGGCCGGACGTGATCAGTGCGATCTTTTCGGCAGTGTCGCCGCCGACGTAGAGCGCCAATGTATTGAAGAACGCGATCCGCTTCTCCGGGTCGCCCTCAGCAAGCAGATTCATGATGGCTTCGAGACTCACCGTGATCGCGTCAATCCCGCCAGTAACCGTGTCGGATCCCAGGAAATCCGTGAACACCGACAACCCTGCTGATGCCTTCTCGAAGAAGGGACCGGCGAGCTTGCCGGCGGTTTGCATCGCCATGTCCTGGACGGTGGACCAGAGTCCGGCCCAGGACCGCGATTGTTTCGCCATCAGCCCGCCGAACTTGTCGGACATGCCGGCAACCAGGCCGTTGATGGCAACATCAGCCTTGATCGCGCCTTTGGATGCCATGTCCATCGCCGTGCCGACATCCACGCCAATAGTTTTGGCAAGCATGTCCCAGGCCGGGATACCCAGCTCGGCGAGCTGCATCATTTCTTCGGCAGAGACTTTGCCTTTGGCCTTCATCTGGCCGAGGGCCATCGTTACGCGGTCAATCTCGGCGGAACCACCGCCCAGACCTGAGACAGCATCACCGATGGCGGTCAACATTGGTTTGACTTCCTGGGCTGCAAACCCAAACGCCAGGAGCTTCTGAGAGGATTTGATCAGGCCGGTCAACTCAAATGGCGTCGAGGCGGCGAACGCCGAGAGGTCGGCCATGAAGTCCTGCGCCTGCTTCGCGCCGCCCAGCATGGTCTCGAAGCCGATCAGGGCTTGCTGTTTCATGCTGTCGAAGTCGAATCCGGTCTTGATAACTGCTGCGCCGATCCCCGCCAGTGCAGCACCAATCCCGGCAGCCGCACCTAACGCCAGATTCTGGGCACCAGACAACCCGCGCCGGAGGGCAGAGTCGTCGGTGGAGAGCGACAAAACGGCTGTGCCAAGACTGACCACTAGTGAATTACCTCTACGTCAAGACCCATCTCTCGCAACGCATGGAGCGTTGCCATAAAGGGCTGTTCGGTCTTCTGGAAGCCGGCTGCGGTGCGCCATCTGTCTATCTGGGCTTGACGCCCATGCTGTTCGTAGGCTGGGTCAGCGGCCATCAGCTCGGACACACGCCGGAGCGATTGGTACGCCTCAGCCTTCGCACGATTGAGGAGGAACCCAGCAAGGCGGAATGGCGGCATCGACCACCAGGCGTTCGGATCGCCGCCAAAGGTCATTTGGAGGATCGCGACCGTCTCCGATCGTTCCGGTTCGGTCCCGTAGATCCAGTAGGTTGCGATGGTGAGAGCCTGCCCGTCGAGTACGCTAAAAAACTCGTCACCAGGAGTGCAGCTTGATCGCGTCCGAGTGCATGCAGGACGCCGGCAGGCGCACCAGGAAGCACAATCGTGGCGGCATCGAAGATGGCTGTGTCCATTGCAGCGACTGTCTGCGGGACCCCGTCCGGGACAAACGACGCGCCACCAGCGACGTACTGCGCCCCGAGCGCGATCCATTGCCCGCAGTCAATGACGGTTTGCAGCTTGTCGCTATCGAGCGTACCTGGCAATGCAAAGGGGTAGAACACCTCATCGATGTCTACCCCTTTCTCCGCCGTTCGTTTGGTGGAGAACGATGCCGCCACATTGCTGGGCGGCGTCGGCGTGGGTGCCGGAACAGCCGGCGTCCCATCCGGCAAGGTGAGCAAGTCGGCGGGTTTCGCCGGCATTTAGGTCGCCGCCGCCGTCTGGAACCGCACTTGCCCGAGGCGTGCCGTGGTGCTCCCAGGCCCAGAGACCGCTCGCCAGACAAAGGGGATCAGGGCGGGATCGGTCTTCTGGAAGGTACTCTCGACCGAGTTGTCGTTGATGGCGTAGGGCACGTAGTACTCGAGGACGCCGCCATCCATTTCCGGCGAGGTGCCGCGAATCAGCAGTGCCACCGGCGTCATCGCACCGGGGCCACGGTACAGGTCAAATCCCTTGCTGCCTGGAATGCCCGTCGCCGGCGTCACGGTCGTGAGAGACTTGCCGCCAAGCGCCATCGCCAGGTTTGCGGCGCTAAACTCGGCAATCGCAACCTCGGCCATGAAGTCTTCTTCCGTGATCGCGGCCTTGCGCGGTTCAGACCCCTCACCACGCCAGAGCGCCGTGGTGATCGGGTGCGACAACTTCAAACCGCCCGGTGCCTGATCGCCTACCCCACCGGTTCCGAGCAGGGTAAAGCCGGTTGGTGAGGTTATGACCTGGTCAGGTCGCGCCGTACCACCGGTCGCGGTATACACCAGCAGCGTGCCGTACAGAATGGTCTCTGGTGCGACCATTGTTCCTCCTATGCCGCCGGTTCGCGGCTCGTGGTAACGAGATAGCTCGCCGTAGCGAACGGCCAATCGGTATCGGGGTCACGCAATGACAGCGGCAGCGTTTCCGGCTCGACCTTATAGGCCCGCCCAGAGCCCATATCGCGTGGCGACGCCCACGCGAGCGTGTCGTAGAGCAGGAAGGCCAGAGCACGAGCATCAATCGGTTTCGCGCCGTAACACCGCACGTCAACGCGGGTTTCAAGGGTGCGGATCCACTCGGATCCAGGTCCGCCTGCCGCGCTCAGCACGATGGCCGGACGTGGCATCAAAGACGCCTCAGCCGCTGGCAGTTCTTCGTTGTAAATACGGTTGGCGACGGCTGTTGCGATGGCGCTGACGGTGAGCAGATAGGTCCGCAGCATGATCAGCGGGTCAGGGATGGCCATCAGTATCCACCAAGGCGGCTGACTCGATCGGCCAGCGTCTTCGGGAACTTGCGGAACTCCGCGTCCATGGCCGGACGCAAATAGGGCTGCGCTCGCATCTTGTAGGTCCCCAGTTCGACGTAGAGGGCGTAATTGGTGTTGGCCGAAATCTCGCCCTTCATGCCGTTGTAGGTCTCCGAAAGGCGTTCGACACGGATGCTATTGCGGAGCTTGCCGGTATCGACTGGGACGATCTGCTTGGCACGCTTGACCGCTGCATCGAGGGTCTCCTGCATTGCGGCGCGGGCATGCCGGCGGACCATGGACGCGACTTCGGGACCGCGCCAATCAAGCCGAAACCCCTGTTGTGCGGTCAAATGGGTCACGACACGCGCTCCAACTGAGCGGCGAGGTGCATGGCGCGGATGTCCACCCGCAGGATGTCGTAGGGGCCACCGATGACAGTGCCGTATTCGTCGCGAATCTCGCTCACCGTGTCCGATGCCGTGATGTCGGTGCCGAGTGCCAGGATCAACTGTGGGTTGGTGACGGTTGCCTGAATCTCGCCATTGACGATCTCGCCACCCGCACTGGGTGGGAGGAAGTGACACGGCTCATCAGTCAGGTGATCGTCGTCGTCGAAGGTCGGCTGTCCGTCGTCGTCGGTCCCGCTCTGGGTCGTGCGCACAGTGTCACAGCGGTGAATCAGTGTGCTGTCTTGCTCGGCCCGCAGGTCTTCAAGTTCAGCCAACGAGACGAGACTCATGACTGATCCGCCAACGACGGTTCGAGGTAGTCAAGCCCGATGCGGCCTGCCTGCCAGGATGCGGCACCGTCCAGGACGCCGGCATCTTCCGCCGCCGATCGCGCCGCCTTCAGCATGTCCCCGATCTGGGCGAACACCTGGCTTCGCTTCTTGGACACCGCAGGTGTTCCGACGGTGATGTCCACCCGTACTGATGCCTTGCGCCAGAGGTACTGCAATGTCGTGAAGTCGAGCGCAGTCTGGTAGGTCACGATGTTTGCGGTCACTTCAGCGGTCGCCAGGTCCGTCTCAGTGATACCGACGAGCCGGAGCGCGGTATCGATCGGCGCTTTGTACCCGGCAGTGGTGTCGGTCGCCGTCACGCCTAATTCTGCCGCTATGGTGCCGAATTGCTCGCTGAGGTAGGTCACCGAATCGGATCGGTTCACTACTTCTTGGTACCCTTGTTCTGGGACAGCCGCTTATCGGCCTTGGTTCTCTTGGAAGGTTTCCCGCCCATTACTTGCCGCCTTTGTTCTTGGTCTTGTCCTTGTCATCGCCACCCGCGCTATCAGCCGGGTCCTGTGCTGTCAGCCGAGCAATCAGTGCGGCCTTGTCATCCTCGGCCAAAGCCGCGACCAGGCGATCGAGGACCGTTGCGGGGTCTTCAGGTTCAGAGGCATTGACGATGCCTTCGAGGACGGTGGCAAAGTCTTCGTTTTGCTCAATGCGAGCATGTTCCGGATCGCGAACGATCGGGCGTGCCGGCACCGGATCCAGCCCAAACCGCTCCTGCAATGTCTGGATGGCGGTATCGATCCGCCGGGTGGCGATGGCGTCCATCTCGGCTTTTGCGGCGCGTGTTGCCATATCTGCTCCAAAAGAAACGCCGCCCTGGCACCAGGGCGGCGAGTGTCAGCCTGTTTGCGTTTACGGCATCGGGCTGGAGTAGTTGGTTGGCACGGCGTAGGTACCGTTGCCGATGCGATAGACCACCGCACCGACGCGGTTCCACGCACCGAAACCGGCACGTCGCAGGAACTGGGATTCGTAGAAGGGGTGATCGTTGCGTTCCGCCACCTTCTTGAAGCCTTGCAGCTCCGGTTCCGGGTCTTCACGCATGCCAAGTGGACGCGGGCCACCAGTGGCAACCGCCACCATGTATCCCGCCGGCAACGACGGCCATTCCACCACCCAGCACTTGCTGTCCTCGTAACCGAGGATGGTGCCGGGGACCGGCGTGCTGAGCGATCCGACCAGGACATCAGACCCGCTGCCAGGGCGGATGTTGCCATCAGCCACGGGGTTGAAGGTCGCCAGTGCGACGGTCGTCGCCTTCAACCCCGTGGGGATGAAGACGATCACATCGCCGCTGTTTTCCTGATGCTCCATCAGCTCGGCGTAGATGATCGGATACGGATTGTCCGCACCGGCACCGATGGCGTTGGCCTGGGCAAGCTGGTGCGTGTCGGTAGCCGCCGTGTCCGCACCGGACGCGATGCCGTAGGTCACACCGTCGGACGAGAGCGCCAGCGGCTGGATCGTCAGGTCACCGTACAGGTCGTCGGTGAATGTCCAAGTGGCGTTGGAGAACAGTGCCGCGAGGATGTGATCACGGAGCCAGCGGAAGTCCGCCGACAGCATCATGCTCGTGATCCGCTCGGCGTCGCCGATCGTCATCTTGGCGCGGGTCACGTAGTTCGCTCCCCAGGCGGACCCGGCTTCCTGGATCGGGAATGCCACGTCGTAGTAGCCGGACGGCTTGATCGGACGGGCGCGGCCATTCTGATCGAGCGGCTGCAAGCGGGCATTGCCAATCTGAGCGTACCGGCGCTTGTAGTCAATCGTGGGTGCCGCGAACAGGTTGATGATGGCATTCATTTGCCGCGTATGTTCGGCAACCGCCGCCTCGATCGCGGTGTTGACCATCGGGATCGCCGAATCCACGATGCGGGTGTTGGCGAGGTCTTGCAGGTTATGAAAGCCGTACAGTGGCATCTCGTCCTCCCCTTACAGCTCGACCCGGAGCAGCTTATCGGCAGCCGATCCGAGGACTTGCGACCATCCGGGGATGACGCGGCCAATGGACTTTGAGGCGGTGCCGGCAGCGTCACCAATACGGCCATCGGTGTCCGATGCGTACAGGGTGGCGTCGTAGGCTTGCGAGAAGGTGAAGCCGTCCAGCACGCCTTTGGCGATGGCCGTCACCGGCTGCCCGGCGATGACGCTCTTGATCGCCACGCCGTAAATCCGGTTTTCGGTGGTGCTGGTGCCGTTGCCGTTGGTGAACTTGCCGTCCGTGTCAATGCGGACGATTGCGCCGGCGAGGATGGCTTCAGCCGCCGGCAGCGTGAGCTGCTCGATCGACTCGACCACATGGACCTTGCCGGCAGTGGCGACTGCAATCAGTGCCATTGGTTTCTCCTACCAGGTGTAGAGGCCGCGTCCATGGCGGGCGCGTGCCTCGTCGTCAGTCATGGCCCCGACCGGGCCAGCGGGTTTGGGTGACGGTGTTGCGCCAGGAACCGGCGTCGAGGGGGCCAGTGTCTTCGCAAGCGCCTTGGCGTCTTCGACGAGTGCCGCTTCGTCGTCACCGATCAAGCGTGCCGCCCATTCGGCGGGCAGTTTGTGATCGGCAGCGATTCGGGCCTTCATGGCGTTGAAGCGTTCTTGCTTCAGTTCCGCCTCGGCTTTATCGGCACGGGCCTTTTCGTTCTCGGCAATCTTCTGGAACTCGCCTTGCTGCCGGAGCCGTTCGGCCTCGGCTTCGTCCTTGTCCTTCTGGGCCTGCGTCTCACGTGCCTTGCGGTCACGATCCAGCCGGTCCTTGACAATGGTGTCCAATTCGGCCTGCGTGAATGTTTTGTCGTCCGCCTTTGGTGCCGGCGGCGTGGCCGGGGTGGCAGGTGCCGAGACGATTGGCGCTGCTGGTGCCTGTGGCTCGGTTGCCGGGGTTGCTGGTACTTCGACCGTCATCGTGGTTGCTCCCATTTTTGCCGCCTGGTCGGCGTCATTCGTCGCAAGACAAAAGGCCCGGATCGCTCTGGGCCTTGAATGCGCTGTGTGAGGGTGTTAGTTCGCTCGGCGTAACTCGCCGGTGGTCAATCGTTGGTACGCTGCAGGATCCAGGACCATCTCCCGGACACACCGGCAACGGCCATGTCCTTTGCACACGTCGCCTGGTTGTGGACCAGTACCGGGCAGGTACTCCCCTTGCGCCTGATGGCATGGTCCACAGGTGCCGTCATCGTCACGAGCGTAGTAGCGCACGATGTGTCCGGGCTTTGCGCCCAATCGCTCGTACTCCTGAAACCATGCCGCCCGACCGTCGCCGGCATACAGCGCAGCACGGCTGGCAATCTGGGCCGCAGTCATCGGCATACCCGCCGCCTTCCTCAACGCCACCTCGTCGGCGAACCGCTGCAAGAAGGCGAGCTGCGGACGAATGCGTTCAGTGCTGAACCGGATGGCTTCGGCCTTGCTCATCGTAGCACCACGACCGAGAGCGGCTTGCCGGAGACTGTGATTGCTGATGGCGTCGGCCATCCGCTGTTGCCAGGTGGCAACGCTGATTTTGCCGGATGCCACACTCTTGGCAAGCCCGGCAGTTTGCTTCTCGAATTGGGTTTGCAGCCGTTCCCGGTACTGCGCTCGTATTGCAACGCCGCGATCCAGCCGGATAGCGCCCTCACCAGGCCAGCGTCCCTGATACGCCTGGACGTAGGTGCCGGACATCTCACGCGGTGTCAAACCCTTGGCGGCGACAAGCGGTAGGTTTTTGATCGTGCCGCGAGTGTTCAAGGCGAACGCGCCGGCTTCGGTGAGTTTGCCCGTTCGGACCAATCGCCCCAGCCATACGGCCTGCGCTGGTGAAGTCATTCCGCCGGTTCACCCGCCAACAACCGCGCTTCCAGGTCCGCCGCCACACTGCCCGCCGCCCGGTCCTGGTCGAGTGCCAGCCGTGCCCGTTCGGCTTCGATCTGCTCTACCGGCGTCATGGCAATCAATGGCCGGGGCATGATGGCAAAATCGAGGTCGCCCCTGGCGTAGCTCTCCAGGTCAAAGCCCACGAACTTTTGCTGCTGGCGGGTCGGGTTCGGCCATGCGCCGGTCGTCAATCGCCAGCCGCCAATCGCCACCGCCATCTGAAAGAGCTTGGTGCTGGCGGTATCGTAGTTAGCCTGGGCCTCGTACACCATCGCAGCGGCATCACCCATCAATCGCGACGCCGCCGGGCCGGTGATCTGGCTCATCGAGCGCAGTTCGCGGTACAACGCCAGCTCGGGATAGTCCTGCTCGATCTCCCCGATAAGCTGCTGGAGATAGGGGATCGCCTTGTCTAACTCCAGCCCGCCGGCAAGGTCGCCGATGCTGCCACCGGCCGGACCTTTCAGGTAGAACAGCCCTTCGCGTTCACCGTTCTCCGGGCTGAACTCGTCGGTCGCGCCGCGCTTGGTTGTATCGCCAAAGGCGTTGCTGATGCGCCCATCGCCGAAGAAGATTTTCGGGGCCGCGATCTTCTTGTGGATGTCGTCGTGAATGTGGGCGGCGAGGCTATTGAGCTCGTTGATCTTTTGCAGGCTGCCGTGGATCGCTGGCGCACCCCAGTCGCCGCCCAGGTCTCGATGCTTTACCCATGCCGCCGGCACAAACCCGTAAGGATTGGCGTACTCGGCACCCTGCCCGTAGTCATACGGCTTATCGTCTTTGAAGAACCGCCACGACGTGCCGTCGACCTCTTTCCGGTACTGGTACGGCTTGCCACTCTCGTCATTGACCTGGTATTCGACGGTGTACGCCTTGACGTTGCCGGCAGCGTCGAGCGTCAATGCCGTGACCTGCGTCGGCCAGACGACGTTGTACGTCACTTTGCCGCGATCCATATCGTCCACGACTTCGACCAGGACGGATCCAGTCGCGGCACCGTAGCGAAGCATCACGGCCTTGCCACTCTGCCAGTTACTCCACCACCATGTCTGTGCGATGGCTGATCGCAGTGCGGGCGGCGTGTCCTCGGCAAGTGGGATGGCGATTTGTACCCCTGCCGGCAGCCGGTTGCCGTCTTCGGACAGCACACCTGGATAGACCTGACCGGCGTAGAAGTCGACCAGCCGGCGCACCGGGTTATAAATGCTCCGAATGTCGCGATAGACGCGGCTATTCGCCCGGTACGAACTGAAGGTGCTGAGGTCTTCCCAGACGCTGTTGGTGTAGAACGCCCAGCAGAGGTTGGCGAAGGCGATCTGTTTGTCACGGGCAATGACTGCGCCGCCAGGATCGAAATAGACGTGCTGAAAGGCCCGATAGGCGGCGACGGATGCGGTCACGAACCGATTCCATGTCGAAGGCACACTCAGCGGCCCGTGAAGCCTGCGAGCAGCGAGGCGGCGTCTGGCTCGACTGTCATCCCGGCGGACACACCATACCACGCCAGAGCGAGACTCATCACACCATCATCGTGCATACCGGACGGCGCACCGTACCGGAGCAAGCCGCTTGGAAGTCGCTCCATGTCGTATGCCTCCAATTCGTCGATCAGCCACGGTTCGTCGGGGATCCGGATCGCCGCTTGCTCGAATGCAAGCGCCAGGTCATCAATCGCCCGCCGCTTGCTTGCATTGTTTGTCGTGAATGCTTCGACCGGCCAGCCACGTCGTTCGGCCTGCTCGACTAGCACTTCGCCCATACTGTTGCGTTCCACCACGATCGACAGCGGGCGGTACCGATCGATCAGTGCCTGTATCCGTCCCATCTGGACGTGGTAGTCGATCTGGTTGAAGCGATCGAGCGCGACCACTTCGTCCGTGAACGTATCGATGACCGTGGCGACCGTGAAGTCGTGCTGCTTACCCCAGTCAACACCGATCACGTAATCGTGGCCGGCAATCCACCGGTCCTGCGGGGTCGCAGAAGCAGCGTCGCGCACCTTGCGGAAGACGCCGCCGCCGTCCTCGATGAACTCGGCTAGCCACTCCTGGCGGTACGATCGATCCGGGATGCGGAACCGGGCGAGCGCAGCTGCTCGCTGGATATTCGGGTTCGGGTTGTCGCTGCTTGGTGCGACCCACGAGGCGTAGTCTTCGGTGCCGTCGCGTCCGTGTTGCCATTCTCGCCAGAACCAATTCCGCCCTTTGGGAGTGCTAATCAGGATCGCTTCGCCACCGTAATCGGCCAGTGTCGGCTCAATGGCTTCCTGCCAGACCGATTCCGGCATCATCGCCGCTTCGTCCAGAATGACGAGGTGAAACGCTTCACCACGGATACTGTCCGGGTTGTCCATCGAGTAGACCCCGAGGCTTCCGCCGTTGGGGAACTCGATGAGCCGTTCTGTTTCGTTGGACCGAACCAGCTTGGTAGCGACCAAATCCGCCACGGCAGTTCTTGCAAACCGCCAGAGCGGTCGCCCGTTCCGGTACTGGGGCACACACCACGCCACGCGGCCACCCTGACTGGCAAGACCAAGGCTGATGGCTCCACCAAGGGTACTTTTCCCCCAGCGGCGACCCATCGCCAGCACTTTGCGCTTTGCCGGGTGCTGGCTAATCGCCCACTGGTCAGGCCGCAGGGGCGGCAAGCGCAGGGGCTGCCGGGGGCGCAAGAGCAGCGATGGCTTGGCGATAGTCGATTGCCTCAATCATGATCGGGCCGCTATCGGCCCCGGTGATCTCCTGCCGTTCCACGTAGCCGCGCGACTTCCCCTGAGTTTTAAGATAGAAACAAACGGCCCAGGCTTCCCCGCCAACGATGGCGCGGTGCAGGGCCAGCTCCGCCGTGTCGGTCATCGCCTCGCGCTCGTCGGCTATCACGGTCTGGAGACGTTCGTGCTTACTAATGCGTTCGTAGAGCCCCGACCGGGTCATGCCCAGCGTCTTTGCGGCGGGCGCGATCATGCCCTTGGTGTTCCGCAGGGCGTTCTCTATTTCGTCTAGCGAGTGGGCGCGTTGTGCCATTTCTTAGGTGTCCAGTGTGTCCAGCCGTTCTACCGTCAGCCCTTCGGCTTCGGCACGGCGCAGGATTACGTCTGCGTACTTCGGGTCCAGTTCCAATCCGTAACAGGTGCGCCCCGTGCGGTGTGCGGCTATCAATGTGCTGCCGCTTCCCAAGAACGGGTCGTACACCACATCGCCTTGCTGGCTACTGTTCTCAATCATCGGCGATATAAGGTCGATAGGCTTCATCGTTGGGTGATCTTCGCTTCGGGAGGGGCGGTCTACCTCAAACACGCTAACTGCATTGTTCGGACCATACCAACCCTCGCCGCCTCGTCCACGTCGCCCGTTCGCTTGCTTGTAGCCGAACGTTATGGGCTCATGCTTGTAGTGGTAGTCACTGTGGCCCAGAACCATTGAGTTCTTCACCCAGATGAGCGTTTGGTGCAATCTCCAACCCTGTCCAATAAAACAGTTATCAAAGGTCAGCGCAAGCGCACCCGCCGGGTGCGCTATGTAGATTGCAGCTCCATCATCAATTACATCATTCGCCACGCCGAACGCACCGGTTAGCAACCCTTCCAGCCCACCCTTCAGATCATTCCGGATGGTTAGGGCTTCCTTCGTCTTGCCAACATAGTCAACACCGTATGGCGGGTCCGTCCACATCATTGCAGGACGTTCGCTACCCAACAGACGGGCTGCATCGGCGGCATTAGTGCTATCACCGCATAGCAGACGGTGCTTGCCACCTATCAGCCACAGATCCCCTGGTTGGCAGCGGGTCGGCCCCTCGTCCGGGGTTGGGTCAAACTCATCGCCGCCTTCACCCGGCTCCGGGGACGCGCCACCGTAATCAAGCCCGTTCTTCTCGGCCAGGTCGGACAGCATCGCCTGAACGCCTGCGTCGGCTGACGACACATCACGAAGCAGGCTGTCGAGCAGTTCCTTATCGGTCGCCGCCATTGCGCTGATCGGGTCAATGGACGCGAGGGCCAACGCCTCTTCTTCGTCCGACAGGTCCACGTAAACGACCGGGACTTCCGGCTCGTTGTGACTGATGGCAAGCGCCACGCGCAGATGCCCGTCAATGACAAAGCCGGTGCGCTGATTGACGATGACCGACTGTATCCAGCCGATTTCGTTGAGAACGCCGCTCAGTGCGTCCTGCTGGTTCTTCGGATGAATGCGAAAGTTGCGGGGGTTGGCCAGGAGCTGCTCAGGGGCTTCGGTGCCGTGAGCGACAATGCGATTACGCCAGGTCGTTGCGGTTGGCATGAACCCCACAAAAGAAAAGGCCGCGCTGCATCAGACAGCACGACCGCAATATCACAAATCTACAGACCCTGGTTCCCGTTGTCAACCCTATTTAGACTCTGTCTAAGGTAGAATACTACAGACGGTATCCGCTTTGCTTGCTCGCTTACAAGGGATGGTGTCCTTGGTGACGATGGAACGCCCGATCCGCTCAACGCTCCGGCTGTGGTTCCCCGGCTCTAACCGTGACGAGGATTACCGCGTCAACCGCCAAACAGCCAAGGTCAAGTTCCTGCTGGCGCATCGTCAGTGCTGCCTCGTTCGTCGCTATGCTGCCGGCAACTGCAAGGGCGACCGCTTTGAAGATGCGGGACGGTCCAGCAACTATCACCACGGCGCGGCTTTCGAATCAGTATCGGTCGAACTAGCCACACTCGACGCTGCCTTCGATGCCCTCGACCAACGACTACGGCGCGGCGCGTTGTGTCTCATCAAACGCGGATCGTCCCACGTTGCGCCAGACGGCAAGTTTCTGCCCGGTATGCAGGCTGCGTTTACCTGGGGTCAGTTGGCTCGCATGTATAACGTCCGCAAGCAAACGCTGATGGACGATGCCCAGGACGCCGCCGAAGCGATGGCGTTGAAGATGCTCGACTGGGTCAAGGTGGAATTGCCAGAAACCGACTAACTACATCCCCACCATCTTCGGATGATTCGGTCCCCGTGGCGGGTCCTCGTCAAGCGCAGCCCACACCACAAATCCGATGACACCCGCCAGCACCACGAGCAACGCGCCTTTAATCACTGTGTCCCTCCTTCACGTTATCGAACGGCCATTTGTTTGTATGACTGCGCCACACGACCAGCGCGAACGACATCCACCCCGTGAACACTGCGACAACTGCCGCCAGCACTTCGCCTCGCATCATATCCCTACCGCAGGTTCCACGCCACCGTCCCGACGACGAAGCACGCCACCGCAATAAGCCCCAGCACCACCCCGATACACGTCCCCTGCCGAACCTCTACCGCCCTGCGTTCCTCAGGTGTCAAGCGTCACCACACCAACGCCGCTGCAAATGCCGTGGCCCGCGCTTCCATCTGCGCGACCCGGACATCGTTCGTTCCCCAGAGCAGACGCGCCAGGGCGGGGCTATCGAACTTCCAGTGGTACAGCTCGTGGGCTAAGGTGAGTGCCTGCCGCCAGCGCGGCAACGTCGAATCAATCAGCACTGTCTCGTCATAGGTCAGGCCCGGCACACCGTAGGACTCCTGCAACCAATCCACCCGCAACACCGGCACCCGTTCCGCGTGCGCGACCGTCTCAATATCCCGCCACCCCATCACCGCATATCGCTGTCGCAGCTCCTGCCCCCAGCGCGTTGCCAGCACCGGCATTGCCACCTCACTCAGTCTCTGTGCGTTCGATCTCCGTCCAATACTGTTCGACCGTCTCGGCCACACGCCGCGCCAGCTCGTCTTTCTGCCGCTGGGTCAGGTTCTTCCCGCCACCGTACAGCAGGATTGCGGGGGATTCGTCAGAAGGACGCCGAGGCGACCGGTCCGCTCCCGCTTCCCGCCGATAGCCAGCCATTCTCAATGCTTCTTCTGTGTCCTGCCCTAGTGCCTCAGCGACCGTCACAACCTGGGACCGCTTCGGCCTCACGCCATCTTCAAACCAATTGAAAAGCGTTGGGCGCGACACGCCGGCAATCTTCGAAAACGCCGTCAGTGACATCTTCGAGCGATAGTCACTTTCATACAGCGCCTTCAGCCAATCGACCCAAACATTTGCCGTCGTCATAGCAAGAACCATAGCCCCACTATAACGGACTTTTCCGACTTTCCCTTATCGAGTTTTGAATTTGGAAAAAGCGGTCAAGAAGTATTGACGGACTTTTCCGATAATGGTATTATCGGTCACATGGAAGTTGCGCACATTACCGCCGAGCAATACATCCGGGCAACCTTGAAGCAGCAAGGCCGAACCATTCGCTGGCTCGCCTCAGAGATCGAAGTGCATGAAGACGTGCTTTCCGACGCGCTGCGACTCAACACACCCCGTCGATTGAACCCTGCTCGACGCGCCGCCGCTGCCAAGGTGCTTGGCATCCCGGACTTCGTTGTGAAGTCGTGGCTCTTGTCCGACACCCCGACCCAGGCCGCATAAGGAGTTGACCGTGAACCCGACCACATCGCTCCCCTACCAATATCGCCGCCTCGATGACATCGAGACATGGCAGGAAGACTCGCTGTATCGCAACCTGACCGCCGACCACTCGCGCATGACCGTCGCCCAGTTGCAGAACCGCGCCGACAAGTGCCGGCTGCTGGCCACCGACGCACTGACCTACGGCATTCGGCGCGCCGCCGTCGCCCTCCGCATCGCTGACCACGCCACATCCCTCATCCTGGAACAAGAACAGGAAGTGCTGCCGTGGTAGACACCCAGCCCTTCCTGAACGCCCGGATCGACCTCGACCTGGCACAGCTCCACCTGCGGCACGCCGCCGACCGCATCGCCCTGGCCCCGCTGCCCAGTGGCGAACCCAAGCACTTCGGCCCATACGGCCATCTCCGCGACGCCGAAACACTGCTCGCCTTCGTGCGTGACCAGCTCACCGCCATCATCACCGGCACGACCACCGACGCCGCGCCGGACGTGGAATGCCAGTCGTGCGGGAACGCCATCACCTTCAAGACCGGCATGGCCATCTGCTTCGAGTGCCAGTACGTCGATACCGCGCCGCAGTTCGCCGAACGGCAATACGCCTGGGAAGTTGAACGCGACGAAGCCGCCCGCGACTGGGCGGAAGAACACCGATGGGAGGCAGCGTGACCACCATCACCGCGACGCCGCACATTGCTGGGTCCGTGTTTTCTCCTGCTGAGGAACAGGACCGCCTCCGGGATGCCGCAGTCCAGTTGGCTTACCTCAACTTCGTCTCTGCCATTGGTGCCGGGCAGTACCGGCACGCAGCCACGCTTGCCCAGGTGTACCGCGATGTGTTTTTCGGGAGGGCCGCATGACCGACCTCACCCGCACCGACTTCTGGTGGGCCGTCGCCGTCATGGTCGTGCTCGCCCTCATCTCCGTGGTGCCGCAGTGAGTGCGCATAGCAAGGGGCCGTGGCGTGCTGACGGTATTAGCGTGCTATCCGAATCGGGGCGCACCTTGGCCGTTACCGTCAAGAACGACGTACAGCCTATCGAGCAAGCACAAGCCAACGCCCGTCTGATGGCTGCCGCACCTGAGTTGTACGACGCGCTCGAACTTGTCCTCGCTGTTCATGCTGAAACGCTGGGCGACGACCTCGGCATGCAAGTCGTCGCGGCACTCAAGAAAGCCCGAGGCGACCAGTAATGGGCTTCGACCTGACCTGGCTCATCCTCGCCGTGCTCACCATCCTCATCGTGGTGCTGCGGTGACACTCGTGCGATATGCCGCCCCGGTCCTGGTACTCGCCGGGGTACGGCAGACACCGGACGTACGCCGGGAAGTGCATACGTGGGGCCAGGAATGCCACTGGCCTCGCTTCTCCGCTGCTGGATGGCGACGTTGCCGCCGGGATTGCTGTCCCCGGTGTGAGGGAACCTCGTCGTCATCCACGAGCGCAGAAGCGCCCGCACAAGGAGCGACCCGATGAAGAAGACCGTAGCCCCGGCAACCCTGCCCACGCGCCAGGTCGTGAGCTTACTCGACTACATGGAGGGGCGATTGATGGACATGCAGCGCCGCCAGGTCGAGCAACAGAACGCCTTGCGCGACGTGCAGCGTGTCATCCAGTCCGTCCGTGGCAAGGCCGCGTGATGACCGGGCAGAAAGATGCCCGCCCTGGGAACCACACCAGAAGCGGGCAAAGGACCGTAAACCCACTCGGAAGTATACCAGCCAGGCAGGCCGAAAGGAACCCCTCATGGTACTGACCAAGACACGCCGTCACGACCCGATCGGGTTCCCGCCCGACCTCAGTCACCTTGCCCCCTACCGCGCCTTGGAAGCCGCACAGTTGGGCCTTGCCCGTGCTCGGCTCGCCAAGGACCGCACGCTCATCCAGGCGTGGCAGGAAACCTTTGATAGTGCGTACACGCAATGCGTTCTCACAGGGGTACTCACCGAATGAATACAGCACTCGCCACCATTGATCGGTCTTCCCTCGCTGAACAGGTCGCCATTGCCGGCGACCTTAGCCAGCTTACTGCCGATCAGCGGATGGCCTACTACAGCGAAGTATGCAATTCCATCGGCCTCAATCCCCGAAATACCGTACAATTACCCTATGGACAAAAGCACACTAGTCGGCACGCCCGGCGAAATTCGCCGCGCAAACGAAATCGGATTGAGTGGGTATCACAAGATGCTCTGCTCACCATGCTCCGACTGCGGGAAGTTGCGTTGGGTTCCGGTTCGCAAGGCCGGACCCCTCTGCCCAACATGCAACAACAAGAACATTCGCGGACCGCGCCCCGAGCAGTCAGTACGACAACGGGGAGCAGCAAACCCAATGTGGCGAGGCGGGAGGACCAAGGGCGGGAACGGGTACATCTACGAACTTGTGCCGCTGGACGATCCCTTTCGTCCGATGGCCAACAAAGAGGGCTACGCCATGCAACACCGTCTGGTGATGGCCCGATCTCTGGGTCGCCTGCTTACACGGTACGAACAAGTCCATCACAAGAACGGACAGCGCACCGACAACAACATCAACAACTTGGAACTGTGGAAACTCTCGCAGCCCTCCGGCGTGCGACAAGCCGACTATCACTGCCCTGGTTGTCAATGTGCGGAGCTTGGTCATGACCAACCAGGCTCTCCAACTCGCGGACTACTCAGCTCCAGAATCTGATGCCGTTGCTGCACTCGAACGTGCCGCACTTGTCGGCGACCTTAGCCAACTCTCGCCAAGTGAGCGGCTGGACTACTACCGTGGTGTTTGCCGCTCACTTGGTTTGAATCCCCTCACGCGCCCATTCGACTATCTGAAGCTCAACGGCAAGATGGTGCTCTACGCCAAGCGGGAAGCCACGGACCAGCTTCGCGCACTGCACGGCGTCAGCATCACGCGCCTCGAACATGCCACGAGCGACGGCATCATGACGACCACGGCGTACGCCCGAGATAAAAACGGACGTGAAGACGCGGATATGGGCGCAGTCACCATCAAAGGCTTGCAGGGTGACGCCCTAGCCAACGCCAAGATGAAGTGCATCACAAAGGCCAAGCGTCGGGTCACCCTCGCTATCTGCGGCCTAGGGTGGTTGGATGAAACCGAACTGGAGACCATCCAGAACGCCCGCCCGATCGTTGTCACCGATGCCGGCGAGGTTGTTGAGCCAGCAGCACCATCACCAATTAGCTACGCCGACCGCTGGCTCGCCGCATTCCGCGGACTGCCCGTAGAACCAGCGGTTTCTGATGAGCGGCAAGACGCCCTTATCGAAGCCTTCGATCGCGCTAGTGGAAATGAAGGCTCCGGCATCCTAGTCCTTGCGTGGGCGCTACCCCCAACTCAGCAAACCCTCAGTCAATCCCAGTACGACGCGATTGAAAAGACCGTCAGCAAAGGCAACCTCTCACACCTCGGCTCTCTCATCGAGGCCGCAGAAGCAGCAATGGACGAGGGCTAAGACCTGTGACCTCTTCGCTTCCACGAACTACGACGGTGACCGCTGAAGACATTCGCCAAGCCTTGCGCTGTGGGCGCTCAGGCTGCCCGTGCCGCCTTGGCTCCAACGTGCACTGTCCGGTTCATGGAAGTGGAGGTGGTGACAAGAAACCATCCTTCACGGTCACGGCTTCAACTGATCGCAACGGGAACGACACGGTACTGGTGCACTGCAAAACTGGCCACTCGACCACGTGCCCACAAGACCGTGTCATTGATGCGCTCAAGACGATGGGGCTGTGGACATCCGCTCCGCCGAGCCCTGGCCCAACCAACATCAAGCCACTCGAAAAAATGGTGGCGCTCTATGACTACAAAAACCCTGCCGGTGAGCTTGTGGCCCAGAAAGCACGGTTTGAACGCCCAGGCGGTGACAAGCGCTTTGCTTGGCGTCTACCCAATGCCACTGGCTGGCCCGGGCTCAACGGGATGACCATGTCCGACCTGCCGCTCTGGGGGAGCGAAGAACTCGCCATCCGGACTGGCGAGGTTGTCTATGTTGTCGAGGGAGAAAAAGCCGCTGAAGCGTGCCGCGCCAAAGGCCTTGTTGCATTGACCCATCCTGGTGGGGCAAGCACTAAGGCCTTTGGTCAGGGACAACTGTCCGTTCTGTCCGGACGTGATGTCCGGCTCTGGCCTGATAACGACGATGTCGGTCGCGCCTTTATGCAGCGGCTCGCTGCGCAATTGCGACCGATCGCCAGGAGCATCAAGACGGTCCGTGTGGCCGTGAAAGAAAAAGGGGACGCCTATGACTACTTTGCCGATGGTGGCACCATCGAAGGGCTGGACCGGCCTGACGACCTGAGTGAACCTGCCATCGAGCATATCGCGCCCGATGCGATGACCGTCCGTATACCATCTGCCCTTGGCGTGGTGTCGTTCGCCCTGACCGAAATCGAATGGTCGCCTCGTTCGCTCGAATGCGAACTCGAGATTCGGGTGAATAACGGCATCCCCTATCCGGAACGCATCAACCTGTTGAGCTCGAGCGCCCGCACTGACTTGCGACGCGCGCTCGAAGCGGAATACGGGAAAGAAGCGGGATGGGCAGGACTGGTCAATCGCGCGTTTTCCCTGGCACGCACCGCCTTTACGACAAAGGGGCGCGTTCGGTGGTACCGGGACATTGCCGATCCCGGGGAGCCTGGCCTACTCGTGGCCCCGTTCCTGCCAGCCGACGCGCCAACCGTGTTGTTTGGTGACGGTTCGGCTGGGAAGACGTACATCACGCTTCGCTGGGCTATTTCGGTCGCAGCTGGCATCCCGTTTGGTGACTTCCCGATTATGCGGGGGCGGGTGCTGGTCGTTGACTACGAAACCAACGAAGAAACGTTTAAGCGCCGTGTCCATCGTCTCCTGGCGGGCTTGCGGTCAGAAGCTACTGGATCACCAGTGGAGATTGAGGACCTTCCCATTGGCTACTTCGCAGCGCGTGGCATCCCTCTCCATGACCAAATCTCTGCGGTCCGGCGAGAAGTCAAGGAAATGGGTGCCACCCTGGTCATTGTCGATTCTGCGGCCGCTGCATGCGGCGGGAAACCCGAGGATGCCGAGAACGCCCTGAAGTATTTCAGCGCTCTTGCGAAGCTTGGCGACGTGGCAACGCTCACCATCGCCCACGTCCCCAAGGGTGGGGATACCGACCGTCCACTCGGCAGTGTGTTTTGGGCCAACCAGCCACGCCGTACCTGGTTCGCTGAACGGGTGGACAACGAAGAGTCCGACATCATCCACGTTGGCCTCTACTGCCGCAAAGTCAACGACGGGCGGAAGCCACGTCCTGTCGGACTGCGGATTACGTTCGAAGGCACGACCGGCCCGGTCCTTGTTGAGACCGAGGATATCCGCGACACGCCCGAACTGGATGCACGGCGCGACAAGAAGGCCCGAGTGTGGGATGCCTTGACCACGCCAAAGACCATCGCCCAACTCGCCCAAGAGTTGGATGAGAAGCCAGACACCATCTCCAAAGTTGTTCGGCGCAACGGGATGATGTTCGTTCACCTTGGAGAGCTTCGGCCAGAAGACAAATCCGCGCTCGGGAAATGGGCGCGTCGCGTTCGCGATACCACCAACCAACCTGCTTGAGAGGGACAACTGTCCCTCTGTCCCAGGACGTGTCCTGGTAGCCGAGTAGGTTCCGAGATCGCGCGCCGATAGAGCGCAGTCGGACTCGGACAGACAACTTCTCTCTTAAGGGTGTCCTTTGTCCCAGAGGACTTTCAGGGAGGCGCTGTGCCTAAAACTATCCCTCTTCGCGATTACCAAGAAGAAGCCCTGGCAGCGATCGATGCAGCGTCTCGCCGTGGTGTCCAGCGGATGGTAGTCGCCCTGCCCACTGGTGGCGGGAAAACCATCGTGTTCGCATCCGATATCGAACGCCGAGGCGGGCGGGCGTTGGTGCTTGCGCACCGAGACGAGCTCATCCGTCAGGCGGTCGAAAAAATCGGCATGGTCAGCCCTGGCGCGCACGTCGGTGTGGTCAAGGCAGAACGTGATGAATGGTGGGCGGACATCGTTGTCGGCAGTGTCCAGACATTGTCCCAGCCTAAACGCCTGGCCACACTCATGCCGGAGTTTGCCACCGTCGTCATTGATGAGGCACATCACGCGCCGGCTAACTCGTACCGCACGGTGCTCGAGCACATTGGGGCATTCGAGCCGAACGGTCCGGTCACTGTTGGGTACACCGCAACGCCTGAGCGCATGGACGGTCAGGGTCTTGAATCGGTCTTCGAAGAAATCGTGTACCAGCGGCAACTCCTCGACCTGATTGATGCCGGCTGGCTTTGTGATGGCCGATACATCACGGTCCAGCTCAAAGTGGACTACGGCCAGATCGCGACACGTGGCGGCGACTTCATTGAAAGTAGCGCCGGCAAGGTGCTTGTCGAAGCCAACGCGCCCAAGCATGTCGTTGATGCATACCGTCTCCACGCAGCCGGACTCAAGACCATCGTCTTTACCCCCACTGTTGCACTCGCGCACGACATGGTCGCTGCGTTTACCAGTGTCGGCGTCCCTGCGGAAGCGGTAGATGGCGGCACCCCCGCTGCGGCGCGACAGGCAATCTTTGCCCGGTTTGCTTCGGGCGAGACGATGGTGCTCGCGAACTGCGGCATCGCCACGGAAGGGTATGACGAGCCCAGCATCCAGTGTGTCATTGTCGCTCGCCCAACCAAGAGCCGCCCGCTGTATCTCCAGATGATTGGGCGCGCCACTCGCAAACATCCCGCCAAAGACCAATTCCTCGTTCTTGATGTGGTTGGAGTTGGTGAACGCCACGGCCTTGTCACCGCTGAAGACATCCTCACACGGCAGGCATCGGGCGGTGCAGGTGGGTGGTCAGAACGGAGCCAGACCGGAAGCGAACAGGTTCAGCAACCAGACCTGTTTCATGGCGAAGGCGAGCTCGTCAGCCGTGAAGTGGCGATGTTCCGCGCTGGACGGGTGGCCTGGTCTCCGATTGTCGGCGCGACCGGAAACTGGGTGCTTCCCAAAGGTGACGGCCTGGTAGTGATGGTCCCGGACCAGTTGCAGCACTACACCGTCTACAGCTTGCCAAAAGACCCTACCAAGAAACCGGAGACCGTCGCCACCGGACTCACACTCGAGTACGCCCAGGGTATTGCTGAGGGCCACGTGCGTGAAGCCGGCGCCGGGGGGCTTATCAACCTTCGTGCGTCGTGGCGGAGGTCCCCACCCTCTGACGCTCAGGCGAAGTTCGCGCGACGCATTGGTATCCCCATTCGTGAGGGTATGACATCAGGCGAATTGTCCGACCAAATCGTGGCGATCACTGCTATTCAGCGGCTGCGCCAATTGGGGTTGGCAAGGTGAAGATGACCAACACCGAAATCGATCGGCGGGTCTGGAGCGTGGTTCGAGCCCACGACCAATTGACCGTTACAGACGTGCAGCGAGCGCTCGGGAATCACCTCAAAGGCCCAGCGCTTCAGCAGTCAATCAGCCGGCTGCAAAACCTAGGACGCCTTCGCGTGGTTACAGCGGCTACTGCCGGTCGCCCGCGCACTGTGCTCTATCCCATTCGAGACGCGATGCCTGCGCTCGATGCACCAGCTCGATCAAGCGAAATCCAGTCTATTCGGGAGCGCCATGCTCGCCTTCGAGACATCGGGATTGAGGCTCAGGGCGACACGCTGGTGATTAATGGAGGGCTCGTAGCCCCACCGGCAATCCCATCAGGTGTTGCTGATCTCATCGCGTCAACGCTGAACGATCTCGGCGTGCTGCTGGCTCTCGTAGACCACATCCGAGCCGAGCGCGATTTCGTGGTGCAGACCATCAGCGGCTGGGACGTGACCTAATGAACATCCCTGCCGAAAAGGATGCAGTTTTGATTGACGCCTCCTTTAAGACCAACGTTATCCGTTCTTTCCTCGCCTATGTAGACGCCTTCCATACCACCAACGGCACGCCTATGACCGACACCGCTGAGCGAACGCGGATGAAGGAATGGGTCATCGAAAGTGTTCGGCTTGGCTACATGCCAGCTGTGATTGATGACGGTATTTACCGCCCGGAGGACCACGATGCCGAATAAGAAAGCCCGGAGCCTGAGTTTCAGCGCCCTCAACACTTACGACTTCTGCGCCGCCAACTGGCTCGGCACCTATGAACTGAAACGACCAGAAGCGGAGTTTATCCCGACCCCGGATTCGGCAGTCGGCAAGGCCACTCACCGAGCCATGAAGCGCCTGAACGAAAAGCGGCGCGACGGTATCCAGGTGATGCCCAACCAGCTCGAACGCTGGGCGCGTGACTTCTGGCAAGAAGAAAAGACGACCATCCGCGACCACGAGACGATGAGCGAGGCCGACAACCTGGCCTACCAGAACTGGACTATCATGCACGCCCTCTCGCTCGCATCCAAGACCCGCGACCAGAAGCCGGTGATGACCGAGAAGTACCTATCGATGCCACTTGTAACCGGCGACGAGGGCCAGGTGCTCTGGTACTTCGGCTGTGTCGTGGACAACGTTACTGACCCGATCGTGGTGTGGGATTACAAAACTTTTTGCAACCGAGCAGTAAATAGTCGCGATCGAGAAAAGTATCGTCTTCAGGCTGCTGGGAACTCTGCAATTGTTCGGCACGCACTCAACATCGACTTTTACCCTGATGTTCACCTTGTTTTTAGTGATGACGCGTCTTGTGAGGATTGGCTTGTACCGCTTACTGAAACCAGTATCGAAGAAGTTATTGAGCACGCTGAACGTGTGGCCAAAGAAATCGATGCTTTCTTAGAAGCCGGGACACCGTTCCCCCGCTCAAAAAATTGCAGGTTCTGCCCACTGCAAGGCCAATGCCCGCAGACCATTGAAGGACTGGCGGCAGCATGAACGACATCACCTTCTCGGAAGCACTTCGCCACTGCCGCGCATTGGCCGAAGCCGGCGAAACCAAAGTCGTTCACGCTGTCTTCACCGACAAAATCCAATACCTCTATCGCCTGCGTGACGGCGAATGGGAAGAAGCTCAGCCGGGTGGTGACTACTACTTCGACGGTGACGAGTTCGACTTCTGGAATCCGACCGGCTGGGAAGATCACATCGGCATGGTGAATGTCGCCTACATCGAAACCGCGCAGTGCCGACTTGTCACCGAAGACCAGGCCGAAGTGTTGCTCGTTTCCGCCGTGAAAGCCGCCTGAGAAAGGAGCCGCCATGCCCACCCGTGTTGCTGTGAAACCGTATTACGAACATGCCGGAATCCAGATTTTCCACGGCGATTGTTTCGACGTGCTGCCGTACTTGTCCGATATCGGTGCTGTCGTAACTGACCCGCCGTATTCCAGTGGCGGAGCGTTTCGCGGTGACCGTGCCCAGCTCACTACCACTAAGTATGTGAACAGTGACACAGCAACCTATCGCCCGGAATTTGCAGGGGACAACCGAGACCAACGCAGCTTTCTTGCCTGGTGCACGATGTGGCTCAACGGTGCACGCCAAGCGTCCATTCCTGGTGCGGTGCTAGCTTCTTTCATTGACTGGCGTCAGTTACCCGTGATGACCGATGCCGTGCAGGCGGGTGGATGGACATGGCGAAACCTCGCCACTTGGTGGAAGCCAGGTGTTCGGATGCAGAAAGGCCGATTCTCGTCATCCGCGGAGTACGTGATTTATGCAACTCATGGCCCCGCCCTCGATGGTGCAGGCTCTCCGCAGAATGTCTTTGCCCACAAGATAGACGCTGACCGCGAGCACATTGCCCAAAAGCCTATTGAGGTCATGCGGTGGGTACTTCAAGTGATCCCTCCGAAGACCACGGTTCTCGACCCGTTCATGGGCTCCGGTTCAACACTGCGTGCCGCGAAAGACCTCGGCCATCAAGTTATTGGCATTGAGGTAGACGAGCGTTACTGCGAGATCGCCGCCAAGCGACTCAGCCAGGAAGCCTTCGACTTTGAAGGTGTGGCATGACCCGCCAGCACACCTTGACCGCTGCCGATCAGGTGGACCCGGTGACACTCGTCCTGCCCTTCCTACCGGC